GAACGACATATCCTCGATCGGCTTCTCAGGTGCCGGGGTTTCCAGCACCTCCACCGGCTCGGGTGCCACTTCCAGCACCTCGACCGGCTCGGGCTCCGTTTCCGGAACCTCGTCCGGCTTCTCAGTCGTCGGGGCCTCGTCGGCGTCCGGCTCCTGCTCGCCCCCGGCGACGAAAGCGGCAGGATTGGTTACCTTCGCCTTCGCCCAAGCGGGGACGGTCGTGCCCGGGGCGAGGACGACAGTGTTGCCGTCCTCATCCACAACGTGCACGAATGCGGCGAGTACCCGAGCCACTAGACGGTCGCCGAGAACGTCGCGTTGGCGTTCGTGAGCACGGGCAGCACGATGGCCGAACCGAGCACGAAGGCACCTTCGGGGTCTTCCGAGGTGAACGCGCCGGCGAAGATGCCGGGGCGGTCGGACGCGGAGATTCCGTAGGTGCCGTTCAGCGCTTCCGCCGGGACACCCCAGTCGGTCGTACCGAGCGGGCCGCCGTCGAGAACGACACCGGAATCCGACGGCAGGAACACGACCTGGTCGGCGGCGATGACGCGCTGGTTGCCGATGAGCTCATCAAACTCGCGCACGTCGATGTAGCCGTAGCTTGCCAGCACCGAACGAACGTCGTCCTTGCTGATGCGCGAGGGCAGGTCCGTGCCGCGGCCCATCGCCATTTTGATGATGTCGGCGTTCCTCTGCAGCGTCGCGAAGCGCGAGCCCGAAATGAGCGTCGCGCCCGGGTTGGCACCGTTGGTGGCGCGGTAGATCGCGGACCACGTATCGAGGTCGTCGATCGGCAGCGCACCGGCCGCGGTCCATGCGGTACCGGCGACGACGGTGTGCTCGGCCTTGCGGCCGTAGTCGACCGTGAACTGCAGGTCGCGCTCGGCGATCGTCACCTTGCCGGTAGCGATCGCTTCTCCACGAGCGAGTTCGACACGCGCGGCGAACGATGCGCCGAGCTTGCGAGCGTACTTCTCGTACTGCAGGGCGCGGGCGTCGCCGGCCTCCCCCTGCAGAAGCAGCTGGGCGTGCTCGGTGACGTCGTAGCGACGGCTCATCGGGGGCAGCGTGCCAGAACGGCTCTCGGAACCGCCGGTACGTCCAACGTCCGATCCGGTGTTGTACGCGCGGAACGATGCCGGGTCGTTGATGTCCAACTGGTTGACATCGAAGTTGAAGTTGAGCCCGAAGTTGTTCTGGTCGGGCAGGTACGCCGACAGGGCGTACCCGGTCGAGGACACCTGTGCTGCGGCGCGCGCCTCAGTGGTCAGCTGCGAGGCGGTGCGCGGGGTGGCGGTGTATGCCATATTCAGTCTCTCCTAGTCCGTGTAGACGAACTGGCCGGTGGACACAGTCGTGTGGTCGATGACCGCGGCCTGCGCCGCGACGGGCAGGTAGGTGCGGTTGATGGTTGCGGTCTTGACGACCGCGATGGATGCCTTGCCGGACGGCAGGGTCACGTTGAGGCTGGTCTTGACGTTGGTTGCCTCGCGGGTGAAGCCGGCGAGCAGTTCAGTGCCGTCGGTCAGGAGCCCGGTCGAGTCGAAAATGCCGTACTGGCCGGTTGCCGTGATCTTGCCGAGTGCGACGCCGCCGGGGATGTACCCGTACTGGTCGACCTCGCCGATGACGCTGGCGATGTTGAGTGTTCCGGGCACGGCGGTGACGCCGTGGGCCGAGGCGAGCCAGCGGTTGTCTACCCCGCCGGTGGTGCGCGTTTCAATGGCGTAGTCGCTCATTGGTGTTGCTCCCTACTTCTTGTTCTGGCTGTTGAGTTCAGCGACCCGGAGCTTTGCGGCTTCGGCGATTGACCCGCCACTGCCGCTCTGCTGGAATCCGCTCTGGCGGTCGAGGGATTCCTTGGCAGGATTCCGTCGAGGGTTCCCCGGTTCGGGCGACTTCGTGGCGAGAGTCGCTGCATACGCGGTGATCTTTGGGATGTCGAGCGAGCCGTCGGCGAGAACGAGCTTGTTCACGTCGATCAGTTCAAGCGCGACATCGAGTTCTTCTTCTGTCCGGCCGGTCAGGTGCAGCAAGCGGCCCTGGATGGCGTCGTTGAGGTACTGGCTGGCACCTTCCGTGCGACCTTCGGCGCGGGCTTCGGCGCGGGCCGTGGCGATCGCCTTCTCATCCTCCGACAGGTTCTTCGTCCGGAGCGCGGCTAGCTCGGCAGAATCAGCCTTGAACGCTTCCGCCTCCCGGCTGCTTTTCGCCGCGGCCGCCTCGTGCCGGCGGGAGTGGTGCTTGAAGTACGCAAGCTCCTGCGTTTCCGTCATATCCGCGATCGGCGTTTCGGCCGGGAACCCGAGGTCGGTCGGCGGCGCTGCCGCGGCGGCCGCAACTGCAGCCGCGGTTTCCTCGTCGGTGATGAAGCGCAGCCGCGGCGCAATCGCGGTGAGGCGGCGGTCGAAATTGAACATGGTGATACTCCTGTCGAGCGTGCCGCGCCCTAGTCAGGCGCAGCGTCGGTGCCGGCCAGTGCGGCCGGTCATGGTGGGTCAGAGAAGCTTTTGTTTCATGCGGTCGATCAGGTCCGAGTTGAACTTGATCGCCGCGGCGTAGCCGTAGCCGGTCGCGGCCTGGCCCGAATCGCGGGCGGCCTCGAGGTTCGCGATCGTGGTCTTGGCGCGGTCGATGTTCGACTGCCACGACGCGCGCTGATTCTCTTTCGTCGGCGGCACGTAGGCGGTGTATTCCTGGCCATCGCCGGTCTTGTTGACCTCGTTGACGTCACGAAATTTGGCGTCCTTGTAGATCAGGATTGGCCCGAGCTCGCCGTTCTCCTTGATGTCGATGCGAGTGTTTCGTAGAGCACCCCTTCCGGCTGTCGAGCCGGCCGCGGCGTAGATCGTTTGGAGGTCGTCCTCGTTGAGCTTCAACCCGCGGTCATCGCCGGCAGTCACCGGCCACTCTGTGCACTTGCACCGGAAGTGCAGTGCTCGGAGTTCGTCGACCGAGTAGAACCGGGTCGCGGCGACTACGCATAGCCCACACGTCCCGTGTTCGGACTTCTCGGGGTGGATGATCCGTCGGTACCCGGTTATCTTCGGCTCGAGCTTCCAGATTTCGTTGAGCTCGTCGCGCTCTGCTGCGGCGACGTCGGCTTCGGCGAGCACGCTCATGCGCGTGAGCGCCATCTTGTTCGCTTCCTCGTCCGTCTTGCCCTGCTTGATCGCCCACAGGTAGACCGCCGCCGGCCGCGCGTACACGTCCAGCGCCGAGGTGCCCGACCGAGGGTAGAGGTCGACCTGCGGGGGCAACTTCGGCGCGGGTAGTCCGACCTCACGGATTGCGACCTGCCCGTATGAGCGAGCAATGCGCCGCGTCTTGGACATCGCCACGTCCACGAGTGACGTCGACCGCGCCGCTACTGACGACACGGCATCAGCGTTGTCCCACCCCTTGAACCCGCCCCACAAACCGAGTAGGGCTTTCAGCAACTCGAGCAAGATACTGTCGCGCTGCCGGGCCTGCTGCTGGACAATCTTCGCCGTCCGCCCTTCGTCAGCCACGGGTTACACCACGGCCGGCACTGCGAGCGGGTCGTCGACCACCACGGGGTCGGTGGCCACCGGCTCGTCGACGGGCGCTTCGGTCGCGGCGACGGGCGTGTTGAACGCTTCGTCCTCCCGGTCCTGTCGTGCCTGGCGAATCTGCGCCGGCGTCATCCCGAATATGAGTTCGTCGATGAAGCGTTGCGGCAACCCGCCGGCCTTCGCCTGCGGTGATGCAGCGGAACGCTGAATGATCGAGGTCCGGTCGATGGACGCCCAGATCGTTTCGATACCGGCCGGGTCGGCGCGAGTAGCGTCGCGCTGCGCCTCGAACGCGAGCCCCAGCGCCAGTGCGATCGCGGCATCCGCGCGGTCGTTCAAGTCCTCGACAGAGAACGAGAGCATTTCCTTCGCGAGGTCAGCGCCGGCGGCGGAACCCGATGCGGCGTCGGGGGAGAGCACGTAGAGCGGTGTCGACGTGACGGCCGCGAGGTGCTTAATGTCCTCCTTCGATGCGCTGAGAAGCGGAGTGACGTCCGTGACGGCAGACTCCCAGATTTTCGCGCCTTCGGGAATCATCCAGAGCGCGGCGGGGCCGGCCTTGAAGATGTCGTTGTAGTCGATGCGCTCCCCGGGCCGACTGGGGTCGTCGTCGGGGTAGTGAGTGGGCAGGTCGCCCTCGATCGCACGCTGCCGGAACGCCTGCATGGCGATGATCGTCGCGCGCTGCTTGATGCCGTCATTGATGCGGTCGAGGGAATCGAGGTGCTTCTCGTAGAACCCGAACCCGTCGGGTGCCTCGAGTTGAACGATGTCGACCTTGTCGGTGTACCCGAGTTGCACGGGCCCGCTCTCCCACGAGTACCCCGTGTTCGGCACCCACGGGTTGCCATCCGTCGGGACTGTCGACACCTGCGTCTTGAACACTGCCGTGCGAATGTAGCCCGGGCGGTGCAGAGTGATCGTGTCGGCCCCGAGCATGTCGTCGTAGCCGATAGTGATGGCCGCCTGAGCGAGCCAGGGCATTGTCGCGTACTGGATGCTGTACGCCTTGAACCCGTTCATTGGCACGATGATCGGTTCGTCCGGCTCGCCGTCGCCGTCACCCGACCCGAGTACATTCATGTACCCCGCGCCGTAGTGCCCCACATCGTTGAACAGGCCGCGCGAGCGGACGTTCAACTGCGATCGCTTCCACGTAGCCCAAGCAGACTCGTCGCCGAGGTCGTCGCCGACTGCAGCAGTGCGGAACCCGATGGCCTTCTGCCGGTTCGTCTTGGCGTTCACGATGAGCTCGGCCATGACCAATCGGCTCTGCCGTGCCCACTTCGCGTACGCCTCACGCATGGCCGCCGACGCTTCCTCCGGCACCGGGGCGTCGCCCTCCCTGTGCCGCTTGAGGTTGTAGAGGCGCGGAAACTCCTGGCCCATCGCTTTCGCGCACCGCATGAGCCACCAGTCGTCGCTATCGGGAACGTCGATTTGCGTGAGCATATTCGCCTTCTTTCTGGCTTAGCGGACCTTGATCGGGACGAAAGTTTTCTT